CACCTTGCTGGTCGCAGATATTAGAGTGTCCACACGGTACACTCAAACAGCATAAGGAGAACCAATAATGCCAACAACAGTCATTACGGGTCGCGACATAACCTTTACCATCGCAACAGTAAACTACGATGGACAAGCAACTAGCGTCACACTCGTGAACAGCCCAACAATCGACGTTTATCAAACACTCGATGGCAAGGCTTACAAGCACACAGACGATCAATGGACACTTACAGTAGAACTTCTTGCTGACTGGGGTGCAATAGGATCACTATTTGAATCAATGTGGACTGCTTGTGAATCAGCACCAAATACAGCGATTGCTTATTCAGTCACCGCTGCAACTGGTGCAGTTTTTGCCGGAACAGTTTTGCCAGTCTTTCCATCAGTTGGTGGAGCAGCTCCAAGCGCACAAACTGACACATGGACAATGACAGTAATCGGAACACCAACCGAAACATTTAGTTAAAATCTAACAAACGGGAGCAAAGATGAAAAAAGAAATTACAATTACATACATGTCGGGGGATCAGGCGACTTACATCGCCTATCCACCGGATTTTGCAAAATGGGAAATGGCTCACAAAAAGTCTATTTCTGAATTTTCAGGAATTGCAGATGTCTTGTTTGTTGCTCATAGCGCTATGAAACGCGAAGCAGCAGGTAAGCCAACCAAACCTCTTGAGATTTGGATGGAGTCTATTATTGATGTTGAAGTAGGCACCGATACCCCAAAAGTCACGACCGAGGAAGTATAAATCGACTCTTAATTGAGTTGGCTGTCTTTACAGGTATCCCAATGAGCGAGTGGAAAACCGCCGAGGATATCTTAACGGCTATTGAAGTTTTGGAGGAAAAAAATGGCTGGGGAAGCGATAACTTACGATCGTAAGGAGTTGCGCTCGGTCATAGGAGCATTTAAAGCAATGTCTGATGAAGCAGTCCAAGCTGCTAAAAGAGAATCATCAGCACTTGCTGAATTTGCATCTGACAGAATTAAACAAGCTGCCGGTGGTCGTTTGGTTTCTGGCGTTGCTGCTCAACGTATTGCTTCTGGTGTACGCGTAAGTAAATCATCAAAAGTAGGTGAATTTTCTTATGGTTTTGCCTCTCAGCGTTTTAGCGGCGGAGCAACCACTGCAATTCTTTGGCCAGGCATGGAGTTTGGTTCTAATCGTTTCAAGCAGTTTCCAAGAAGAACACCCTCAAAAGGTCGGGGCAATTCTGGTTATTTTATCTACCCAACTTTGCGTCAGATTCAACCTCAACTTATTCAGCAATGGGAACAAGCGTTTGATCGAATTATTAAGGAGTATGACTAATGGCTGGCAGTAGAACCCTTAAACTATCAATCCTTGCTGATGTTGATAATCTTAAAAAGAATCTTGATGCTGGGTCTAAAGATGTTCAAACTTTTGGCGACAAATTAGGTGACTTTGGAAAAAAGGCTGGATTAGCATTTGCTGCTGCTGGAGTCGCAGCTGCTGCATACGCTAGCAAACTAGCAATCGAGGGTGTCAAAGCTGCTATTGAGGATGAAGCAGCCCAAGCCAAATTGGGTGCAACTTTAAAAAATGTTACTGGTGCAACCGATGATCAAATTGCAGCCGTTGAAAAGCAGATACTTAAGACTGCCCTATTGACGGGTAAAACGGACGATGAACTTCGTCCAAGTTTCGATCGTCTATTGCGTAGTACAAAGAATGTTACTCAGGCTCAAGATTTACAAACTTTGGCATTAGATATCGCTGCCGGAACGGGCAAAAGTCTTACCGCAGTCAGTGATGCATTGGCTCGCGCACATGACGGGAATTTTGTAGCCCTAAAAAAATTGGGCGGTGGCATTGACGAAAATATTATTAAGTCAAAGGATTTTGATGCTGCAACCGCAAGTTTGGCAAAAACTTTCAAAGATCAAGCATCAACCCAAGCAGATACTTTCCAAGGCAAAATGCTCAGACTTAATGTGGCATTTGATGAAGCCAAGGAGACGGTAGGGGCATACATTCTTGATGCTATAACACCATTGGTTTCATCATTATCCAATAATTTATTTCCAATTTTTAACCAGGTCAATGATTTTATATCGGGCACATTGATTCCAACATTTAGAGAAATCTACGACTTTTTCAGAAAGTTTTTAACACCAGTTATTGAAGGTTTGAAATCTGCTTTTGATAAAGTTTCCAAATCGCTTAGAGATAACAGCGATGAGTTACAACCTTTAACTAATTTTATGAAAGAATTTTACGAGTTTGTTAAAAAGTTTTTAGTGCCACTTCTGGGTGGTGCCTTCAAATTAGCACTTGAAGCCATTGGCACGATTGTCGCTGGATTGGTTACATCTTTTGCAAAACTTGTTGGTTTTATTTCAGGAACAATAACCAAATTAAAAGAATTTGTAGAATTTGTAAAAAATAATCCTGTTACTAGATTTTTCTTTGGCGGATCAGATGGTAAGTCTCTGAAAACGAGTGCAAGTTTTGAAGAAGAAGATACATCTGGATTTGGTGGATTTGGTGGATTTGGCAAAACTGATCCATTCAAGCCAACAGGGATGATTTCACCGGCTACGGGTGCAGACATCGGCGCATACTCACCAGCAATGCAAGCTGCAATTATACGTCGTGAAGAATTAAAAGCTGAAACTGAGAGATTAAGAGTTGCTAGGGCGGAAAGAGAAGATGCGCGAGCGATCAATATTACCGTCAATGGCGCCATCGACAAAGAAGGAGTAGCGCGTCAAATTGTGGATATTATTCAATCCTCTAATATGCGCGGTACTAACGCATCTTTAAGTCTGGTAGATAGATGAGTAATTGGAATCCCGTTTGGAAAATCCTTGTTAATGGTACTGGCAAGAATTATGCTGGTAACACCATTTCAAGTCTTACGATCACAAGCGGTCGAACAACAATCGAACAACAAGCGCAAGCCGGATATTGCAATGTCCAGTTGGTCAATCTTGATAACTCAGCATTTGATTTCAAGGTTACAGACTCTCTAACCATCGAACTACAAAACTCAGCCGGTGTTTATGTACCCATTTTTGGCGGTTTCATTACAGATTTTAGTGTCGAGGTTATTCAAGCCGGCGCCACAGGATTTACTACAGCTGCCAATATAACCGCCGTCGGTGCATTATCAAGACTTTCAAAATCAACTTGGACTGATACATTGTCCCAAGATGAGGATGGCGATCAGATTTATGCTTTATTGAGCGATCTTTTGGTCAATAGTTGGAATGAGGTTGCCCCGGCTGTAACTTGGGCTGCCTACGATCCTGCAACAACTTGGGCAAATGCTGAAAATGTAGGACTTGGCGAGATCGATCGACCGGGTAATTATACTTGCCAATCTCGTCCTTCATCAGCTGCTGTTGTGGATCGGTACACTCTTGCAGCTCTTATCGCCCAATCTGCCTTAGGTCAATTATATGAGGATGGGGCAGGACGAATTTGTTATGCAGATTCGACTCATCGTCAGGATTATTTGGATGCAAATGGTTACACAGAATTGGATGCAAATAATGCTTATGCTTCTGGACTTAGACAACTCACACAATCAGGCGACATACGTAATGACATTACCTTAAATTATGGCGCAGGATTCGGCTCTGAAAAAACTGCTACTGATAACACTTCAATCAACACTTTTGGCAGATATGCAGAATCGATTGACACAGTTATTCATGGCGCTGCTGATGCCCAATTAGTTGCGGATCGTCGTTTGGCTTTGAAGGCTTATCCACGCGCTAAGTTTGATGCAATTACTTTCCCTCTTGGTAACAATGAGATTGACGATTCAGATCGTGACGCCTTAATAGGTGTGTTTATGGGGCAACCCATTAAGATTGTCAATCTGCCAAACAATATCTCAGATGGCACTTTTGAAGGATATGTCGAGGGCTTTACTTTTAGGGCTGGCTATAATCGGGTCGATCTTACGATCAATGCGACTCCTATTGAATTTTCCCAGGTGGCAATTCGCTGGGATCAGGTTTCAGGCTCCGAGGCTTGGAATACTTTATCGGGTATACTTACATGGAATAATGCGATTGGAGTCGTTGCCTAATGGCAAACACAACTAACTTTAACTGGGAAACCCCAGACGATACAGATTTGGTCAAAGATGGTGCAGCTGCGATGCGTACCCTTGGAAACTCGATCGATACCTCTTTTGTCGATCTTAAGGGTGGTACAACTGGTCAAGTATTGGCTAAGGCATCAGGAACAGATCTTGATTACACTTGGACAACTCCTTCAACTGTTCCAGATTCTTACGGCTTTGCAGCTGGCAAGAACAAGGTTATTAACGGAGACTTCGGAGTATGGCAGCGCGGTACTTCTTTCTCAGTTGCCAGTGATACTTATACCGCAGATCGTTTTCTAGTTGCAGCCAATGGCGGACAGACCATGGCATTTACACAGCAAACCTTTACTCCTGGGACAGCGCCTGTTTCAGGTTATGAAGGCAAGTTTTTTTATCAATACGCAGTAACAGCTGCAGGTTCAGGGAACTCATATAATCAATTAAAGACAAGAATTGAAGGCGCAAGAACTCTTGCTGGACAAACAGCAACAATTTCTTTTTGGGCTAAGGGTTCAGCAAGTTACAACATCACAACTGTTGGCTATCAAAACTTTGGTACAGGTGGATCACCATCCGGCGCGGTTCTTGCTTGGTCATCAGGTAACTTAGCAGTAACGACTTCTTGGCAACGTTTCTCTTATAGTTTCACAATGCCATCCGTTTCAGGCAAAACATTTGGAACTGCTGGAAATGATTATGTGGAATTGTATATCAATATGCCGACCAATCAGACTTCTACGACTGGCATTTGGGGAGTTCAACTAGAAGCAGGTTCAGTTGCTACGGCTTTTCAAACTGCGACGGGAACAATCCAAGGAGAATTAGCCGCTTGTCAAAGGTATTATCAATTCTTGGGTGGTACTGCAAGCAACTTTATTGTGGCTGGTTATACTGCTGGTGGTAACAATTACCGCCAATTTATTTCATTTCCTGTTCAAATGCGAATAGCACCAACAATGGCAGTAAATGGAACTTGGGCGGTATTTAATACTGGACAACCTACGGCTGCATTTATTAGTAATGCTGGTTTTGCATTTACAATGACGGCAACGGCAACAGGTCAATTATTCTCAAATCCTGATTCAAGTGATGACACAATTACAGCATCGGCGGAACTATAATGAAATACACATACACTAAAGAGACAGACCAAAATTGGGAATACATCAAGCGTTCAGATGGTGCGATTATTCCTATTGACGAAGGCAACTCAGACTATCAACGCTATCTAAATCCAGAAGCGGAACAATCCACACCGATTGTGATCGATGAAGCCAAAACTAAGTAAGTCAGTTATTCAACTTAGGGAACAGGCAGACGATGCTTATCCAAGTCGCAAGCGTGACTCAGACGGGACAATCGGAGATTCTAGGCACTCAACCCGGAAAAGCGATCATAACCCTGACCCTGATTCAGGGTATGTCAGGGCTTGCGATCTCGATGCTGATTTCGACAAACAAGCCTCCACAGCTGCTTACGTTGCCGACCAGATTCGAATTGCAGCCAAGTCAGATAAACGAATTGCTTATGTCATCTTTAATCACAAGATTGCAAGCGCTCGAAGCCTCTGGCGCTGGCGCAAATACACCGGAGTTAATCCACACACCAAACACATTCACGTCAGTTTTACGAAGGCTGGCGACACGGATTCGAAGTTTTTTAACATCCCATTACTAGGAGGAACAGATGAGCCAGGACCTAAAAAAGATGCTAGCAAGTTGGGGCAGAGCCTTTCTAACAGCTGC